CTGCAACCCTGTAACGGTCTGTAACGTGGCTGTAAGGTCGTCTAAGGCCTCGTTAAATAGGTCGGTGTATGCAACAGGCATTAAAACACCGCGGGCCTGTCAATGCCCAACAATTGTTTAATCATCGGGCTAAGGCCCATAGACCCGCCAGCTGCTAAACCGTCAAAGCCTGCAAAGTCGGTTACTGCACCGCGTTGACGGTACAAAAACCCAGCATAAGCCACCGTGCCCAAGGTTACTGACGCGTTAGGCACCGTGGTAAGGCTGTCTTTGTAGCCTGCTTCAAGCCTTCGTCGGTAGCAAAATTCGTTGGCAGCCAAACGGCATTGGGTAATAAACGTTTGGTCTGCTGCGGTTGCTGTTCCTATTCCTAACCAATCCTCGACTTGGCTATCGGTGGTTATCCACGTGCAAGTAGGTGTTGTTGTAAGGGTGCCAGTAGCCGGGCTAATAATGACATTGTCCGCGGTCTTAGCAAACAACACTTGATGTTGGATTGGTTGCTCGGGGTCATACAAAAAGAACCCGTATTCGTCAACGCCTAAAAACCGAAACGGTGGTAGCGCATGGACTGTGTAAGAACCGTTAAAGGTTGCGTCTACACCCGCAAGGGTAAAAGACTGACCAACCTCTAACGGGTCTGCGTTTGTAAGTAGTACGACAACCGCGTAGTTGTCAACTATGTACTTTTGTGAGACCGAATAGACGGCCATGACGGCCTACCTTTCGGAAATTATGACTTAAGAAGTTTTACAAACTTGGTTGCGTCTGCCATAAACGCGGCTGCGTAGCCACGGAAAGCAATCGTTCGGCCAAGTGTGCTTGGTACGTCAATTGAAATTGCGCCCTTTTGCTGTTCGTAGAATTCGAAGCCTGCTGCTGCGCCTGCTGCATGTCCTACGACACCTTGCAAATCGCCTGCACCGGTTCCGCCAGCCATGTTCTTGTCAACAACGAGGACGAGACCCAATGGGTTGCCGTTCCATGATGTTGCAGCCGAGTTGCCGAACGCGTTTTGACCAATGAGGTTTGGCGCGCCAACGTATGGGAATACTGGTTGGCCGGTTGACGTGGTGAGCATGCCCAATTTTGCCCATGTGATTGGACTGACGAAGTAATGGGTTGGTAGGTAGTTGCTGCTGTTGCTGATTTGGTATGCAGCGCCGTAGATCGCTTCAATGAAGTCGGCTGGCGATGACAAGTCAACAACGGTTTCGGTTTGTGTTACACCGCTAACCATGGTGTCAACTGCGTAGTTGTCCGTGGCCTGTCCGTAGGCGATAGCCAACTGATTGATGACGATGTTGAGCGAATTTGGGTCTGTCCAGTCGAGGTCTTGTTCCGACAAAGTGACGTACGTTCCAAAAGTCAATTTTGAAATGTCGTTGTTTGTAACGGTGACGGTTGACGGGTCAAGCGCTGTCAACTGGCCTGTTGGCTGCTGGGTTACTACTGGCCTTGTCCCGATTTTTGGACGACGGAATGTCGCACCACTCTGTGGCATGGCACGTGTACCAATTGCCGACACGAAAGGGCGCACCGGGTTAAGCGAATCATATACGCTGCCGGTAATAATTTCCGGCAAAATGCCAGGTGTCGATTCAGTATTGATATCGGGCGCAACGCCCGGTGCAGCTTGCACCATTGCGCTGTTAATGTTTGCGTTTAGTTGTGCAAAGTCTGCACCACCGCGCACAAATGAAGCGATGTATTCGCTAGGTGATGGCAAGCGCAACTTGCGGGCCTGTGCGTAAATCGGTTGCACGGCTGACGCTTCAATTACTGCTGGTGCTTCAATTTCGTTTGACATTTCGGTTACTTCCTTTTCTTGGTCTTGTTCATTATTTAACTCTATTTCGGGTTCGTTTTGGTGGATACTGGCAGCGACGCGTTCTACCTTGGCCGCTTCAAATGCGCCATAGGGCAAAAGCGACAATTCCTGCCAATTCGCTTTGCTAACGATCATGGTTCCGGCTTCGTCAAAACTAAATTCAATTGGTTCCACACCTACCGAAAGGCTGTCTAAAACGCCGTCTTTTGCTAGCTGCAAACTTTCGTTGCCTAAAACGGTTTCGCTAATTTTGGCTTCAAACATAACAAAGTTGCCTACTTCGGTTCGTTCGGTAACGACGCCGATTGGCTGGGTGCTGTCATGGTAAAGGTACATTTTTGGCTTTTTACCTTCAAGCGGTAGCGAGCCGGGCAAAAACCTAACCATTTGGCCGTCAGAAACTACGGCGTCAACGTTGTATTCGAGTGCGACGCCAGCAAGGGTGCGACGTGGCAGCGCGTCACCTTTTGCGGCGTCTAAATTTAATTCTTGTGGGGTCAACCTAAGCATTTGCTTGCCTCATTTCCTCGGGCGTTTCCTCAACGTAAACCTCGGTGTTGTATTCGTTTGCTAAATAACTTTCAATGTCAAACATAACACCAGTGCCACGCGGTAGGACGTTATCCGCGCTAAGTGTTTCTTGTATGCAATCTATGTACGGTTTTACGCCGAACGTGTAAAGGTCGCGCGACGCTTCCGACGATGAAACGTAACTGTAATTTCCAATGCTCACGGAAACGAGGTACGCGGGGACGTTTGCGAGCCTTGCGATCTCTTTACTTTGGTACTCTGCCGCGTCAATTAAAAGCATTTTGTCGGGTGTTGCGGTGTTTGGAATTACCTCTACAAATTCGTTTACCGCGCACGTCGCTGAATTCAATCTCGCGTGATCGTAGGCCGCTGCCATGTCGCTAAGTTCTTGCGCGCTCATTGGCTCGCCGCCCACCTGCCGCAAAGTGGTGGCTGGCATGGTTGAAAGCGAATTGCGGTTACGGGCCTGTTCCAACTTAAGCGCGGTGTTAATTGACGTATAACCGGTGTAAATCAAACCTTGTACCGGTGACATAAATTGGATTACGTCTTTGTAGTCAATTGGTAAACCGTTAAACAAAATTTGTTTTGATGGGCCGAACCTGACCGATGACTGCTGATCTTGCAGGGTAATCATTGCAGCTGGTAGACGCGTGAAATTCATTGGGTAGCCGTCAGCGCTACGTTCAGTAACAAACCAGTAGGCCGAACCGTAAAACAGCAAGTCGTCAAAAGTCCATGAAAGTATGAAGTTATTTGTTACGCCTTTGTCAATGCGACGCAACCAACTACGCGGCGCCTCGGGTACGCGTTCCATTTCGTCGCCGTTCCACATTTCTTTGTACATGACCAACGGCAAACAACCAATAACGCTTGCCATGAGATCGCGCGCACGGCTTAACGTTGGTACTTGCATAAAGCGGGCGCGTTGATCGCCCTCGACATAGGCATAAAAGTTATTTATTTGCGACGCGCCAGCGTTGCCACCGGCGGCGGCTTTAACGGTTTTTGCTGGTTCGGGTTTGTTGGTAAAAATGCCCATGTTTTTATTGTGTCACAATCTGCTGGGTTTTGGTGGCACTAGCCAGCGCCGACAATCCCCGACGGAAAGCGAGCCAACTAGTGCCGTTTCAACTTTACTGTAAACCGCTAACAATTACGGGTTTGCCAATTAGTTGTGGACGTGACGCTAAAGCTGCTGCCCAAATCATGCAACGGCATGCTTCAATAGGCCCGGGTGATCGAGTACTAGATACCGCGACGCTGCCTTGGTGTTTGATTAAAACGGCGCGGTTTACATGACTGTTTAACAAGTTTTCGTTGTTGTGGGTTATGCGGTTTTCTAAGATCATGGCCCTAACGGCGCTAGTCCATTTCAACAATTCTTTGTAACCAACGATTGTGCGTCGGCGTTCATATTGTGGCGGGCAATGGTTTTCTAGCGCTGGCACAATGGCAAGCCGTAAGTTTGGGTTTAGCGTTATTTCGGTTTCTACTTTGGCCCATAGTTCGGCAATGGTTCGCGCCACAAACGCTATTTTTACGTGTGTTTTGTTGCCTACTTGGACGGCGCGCACGGCGGTATACGTGCTTTCGTCTACGGCTATTTCAATTGCTAACACCCCACCCGGTGGCGCTGGTTGATCGGTTGCTAACGCCTCGAATACGCCCGGCTCAATCCACGCCGTCGTACTTGCCTGCCATAAATTTACAGAACCGCGTAAAAACGCTGCACGGTTAGGGCTTTCGGCCTCTGCTTCAATTGTTTTTAATTCAAGTGTGTGCCCTAGTGCTGGGTTGGCGTAAGCCCATGCTTCGGGTGTCATTGGGTCAATTGGTGGCGGGCTGTATTCGGCAAAGTAGAGGCTGGTTTGTTCCCCGCTGTCAATTGCGCGCAATCCTTGGTCTCGCCAGCGAAGCATGGCCAAACTTTCTTGCGTTCCCGCTGTTGACGTCATAAGCAAACTTGGGTTTTTCTTTGCGCGTTGGGTGTACAAAAGACCTTCGTCCAAGGCCTGTTGACTTATGTCGAAAACCTCGTCCGCAATTATCAGATCACAAGAGTACCCGTGACCTGCTGCAGGGGTCGCCGCTCGAACGTGCCACGTTGACCCATCGGGCATAATCAGTTTTTGCCGGCCATAAGACCAACTAATTTCAGCGCCGAACCGATCTTTTAAAATTGGTGCCAAGTACGTAAAGAAAGCGGTTGCAAGGTCAAGTTTGTGCGCTGTTGTAATTACCGTTACGGGCTTGCCTCTTTCTTTGCCTTGGGTTGCTAGAAACCAGCCAAGGTAGGCAGCGTTCATAGTTGTCTTACCATTTTGACGCGCAACCGAAACCAAGTTAACCCGGTGCAACCAATCCCCGTTTTCGTTTTTTGCGGTAATGCCGGCTAAACAATGCAATTGCCACGGCATAAGTGACATGCCCAACACTCCTTTAGCAAAGTACCCAATTTCGGTTGCAGCCGATTGGTGACCGCTGTGAGTGGTCGTTTCTAGTCTTGGCTGGTTGTGGCCAGTTAGGGCCAGTCCGTCGTTATTGGGGAATATACGAAATATGTCT